ATCGTTGATCGACCGAAGGAAGAAATTTCTTTAGTCGCATCAAGTGACGCATCTATTCCAGTACAACTTGGTTGGGTAGCACGTATGATGTGTATGGGTTACGAACCATCCGAATCATTCAAAAAATTCTTTGTCAAAGAATTTAAGAATGTTGTTGAGACTGCAAAGAAAACTAAAAAAGCAAAAGCACCTGTTGTTGCAACATCGACCGCACCAGTCGTTTCTATTCAAGATAGAATTCGTGAAAAGGCATCTGAAGAAGTCGGTGAAATCGAAGGACTTGTAGATGACTTCATTGCTGGTGGGTGTAAGTCTGCACCAGATATGCAATCATATCTAAAAGGTAAAGAATTATCTGCCGTTGTACAAAAGCGCATGTGTGAAGTGTTCATCAAGCGTTCTAAAGAATTTGAAGAAGTGATGAATGCAACGGATGCAGATACGAAAGAGGCATACTCCAATTTCACTAAAGTACAATTGCGTAAAGTTAAAGAGTTCTATGATGCAATTGTTGCAGAAACAAATCGTGGCGCAGAAAAGAAACCCACACGTAAAGCACGTAAAGTAAAAGAGAAACCTGCAAGTGTCATTGTGGCTAAAGTGCAATACATGAAAGATTTCGCTGAGTTGAATTTGAAGAGTGTTCTGCCAGAAAAGATTATTGGTGCGAACCAAGTCTGGTTGTACAATACCAAAACAAAATTGCTTGGCATGTACAATTGCGATAATGCTAAAGGTCTGACGATCAAAGGCACAACAATTCAAAACTTCAATACAGAAACGTCCATTGGCAAACGTTTGCGTAAGCCAGAAGTGACTGTTAAGCAAGTACTTGATGGTGGTAAGATTGTGTTGAAAAAACTGTTAGACGGATTGACTACCAAACCTTCCGAGTTGACAGGACGCATTAACTCTGATACAATTATTGTAAGAGTAATAACTGGATAACTTAAAATGATTTTGATTGACTTGAATCAGGTAATGATTTCAAACTTGATGATGCAAATAAATTCAAATGCATCAAACCCAATTGATGAGAATCTCATTCGCCACATGGTGCTGAATAGCATTCGAATGTATAACGTCAAATTCCGTGATGACTATGGTGACATTGTTATCTGTTGCGATGACAAGAAATACTGGCGCAGAGAATACTTCCCTTACTACAAAGCAGGTCGTAAGAAAGATAGAGAGGCGTCTCCATTTGATTGGAATCTAATCTTTGAAACGCTAAACAAAGTGCGTGATGAAATTAAAGAATACTTTCCGTACAAAGTGATTCAAGTTGACAAAACTGAAGCCGATGACGTTATTGCTACGTTAACGCACAAGTTTGGCGTTCCACTTAAGAATAGCACTACCGAAAAGATTCTGATTCTGTCCAGCGATAAAGACTTCATGCAATTGCAGAAGTTCGCAAACGTAGAACAATACAGCCCAATGGGTAAGAAGTTCTTGCGCTGTATTGATCCAGATAAATTCCTAAAAGAACACATTATTAAAGGAGACAGAAGCGATGGTATCCCTAATTTTCTTAGTAGTGATGATTGCCTTGTTGCTGAGAGTCGGCAGAAACCTGTAACTGAGAAAAAACTAAATAAATGGTTAGAAGAAGAACCAAGGTCTTTTTGTGATGATGTGATGTGGCGTAATTACAAACGAAACGAATTGCTGATTGACCTGTCGAAGATTCCGACTGAGTATCAAGAGAAAATTCTTGATGCTTATGAAAATACCCCTAAACGTGGTAGGGAAAAACTACTTAACTATTTTATCCAAAACCGCATGAAGCAGTTGATGGAACATATACAGGAATTTTAAAATGGCTATTAATATTGAGAAAATGACTTTGCCCGAGTTGCTACAGCACATCGGAGATTTGCCTGTGGCAAAGAAAGCAAGTGCATTGAAGCAAATTGCAAATCTGACACCAGAATTGAAAACTGTTCTTAAATATACATTTCATAAGAATATACAGTTTGAGTTGCCTAAAGGTGCACCTCCATATAAAGAGATGGAAACTCCAGCAAATTGGGGGCACAACAGATTGCCTAGAGAGTTAAGAAAGTTTCAATACTTCATAACAGGAACTACATTGAATCCTATTAAACGGGAAGCAATGTTTATTGAGGTTTTAGAAAGCGTTTCGCCTGAAGAAGCCAAATTAGTTTTGATGATGAAAGAAAAAAAACTTACTTACAAAGGCATCAATCGAAAATTAATCGAAGAAGCGTTGCCTGAAATTTTGCAGGGAGAATCAGAGTAACAAATGGCTAAGACAAAGAAATATTCCAGTTTCCGTGACTTCTATGAAGACGAAGGCAGAGTAAGGAAACCGAAGTTGAACGAATCGAAAAAACAAAAAGATAAGTTCAAGCACCAAACTAAATTTATTGATCCTAAAAATATAAATGAAGATGATTGGGATGAGTTTGAAGAATTTGACGAAATAAAATAACCTCTGAGAGTATATTATGAAAAAGGAATTGGATGAAGCACTAGTAGCAAAGTACCCAAAGATTTTCAAGTATCGTCATGCACCAATGACGCATACTGCTATGTGTTGGGGTTTTGAATGTGGTGATGGTTGGTACAACATCATTGATGCATTGTGTGGAAACATTCAAAGCCACGTTGACTTTAAACGTAAGCGCCGTGCGAATGCATTAAAATTTAATCGTGCATTGAAACGTGCATTGGCTGGAGATGTACGTTCACTTCAAAAGCATTTTACGTTTGGTGGTAAAGAAGAACCAGACGAGTGGGCGATTGAATCTGCTAATAAAGCAATTGAAAAAGCCGAATACCATGAAGTTCCTCCACCTATGCCATACGTCACAGCAAGCCAAGTCAAAGAAAAGTTTGGCGGATTGCGATTCTACACTAATGGTTATACCGATGGGATTGGTGGAATGATTCGCATGGCTGAGTCCATGTCATATCGTACATGTGAAGTGTGTGGCAATCCTGGTCGTTCAAATAACTACGGATGGATTTCAACATTGTGCGATACCCACCGACTAGAACGTGGCGAAACCCTCCCACAAGACGAGGAACTAGAGTCCGAAAATTGAATACCAAGGTACTAATACCCATTTCCAAGCCGTCCTAGACGGCTTTTTTGTTGTTTTTTCCCCACAAAACGTTGTTTTTTTGCACAAAGTGAAAATATCCGTTGACTTGCCCACCAGTGCCTGTATAATAGATTCTGTAGTGAGTGAGATTGATTGGAGATTTAAATGATTACGGTTTTAGCGATTTTGATGGGTTTGTTTGTTGCGATGGTTCTGTTCGGTGCCGCAGTTGGCGGTTCTGTTAAAACCCTCGGTTAATTGATAAAGGAAATGAAAATGATGTACGAAGCACTAGAAACCTTGAAGAATGACATTGTTGCCGATTACGAAAGTTGGCAGACACTAAGCGGTAAACCTCGCACCGAAATCCAAGCACGGATGCTTGACGAGTTTATCAACGGAATTCGGATTGATGAAGGTAGCAAGTACATCAAGGTTGTTACTGGTTCCTCGGTTTGGGGTTTCATTGTGAAAACTGATACAGACAAAAAATTCCGTAAAGGCGACATTCTGAAAGCGGCTGGTTGGGCGGCTCCTGCACGTAACGCCGCCCGTGGTAACATTCTGGACGGTGGATATTCAATCCAGTGGATGGGTCCTCACTATCTGTGATTGTTGCAAAAAAGCAACAACTTGAAAAATAGTTGTTGACTTTTCTGCCGAAGAGAGTAGAATAGATTCTGTAGTGATTGAGAAATAAGGAAATTTGATATGCGTACTAAGACTTACATTCAGGGCTTCAAGAATTCACAAAAAATCCGTGTGATGTTTGACGGAATTGGTGTCTACACCACAGTTGCTGGTGTTGCTAGTGTGTTTGCTACATACACCCATTCGCAAGCGGCTAATGATGCTCTGTTGCGTTTGTCTTACATGCGTTACATGGCGCAAAAAGATGGTGCGTTAGTTCCCACTGGTCTTGGTATGACAAGTTACAATACCTCGCAAGTTGGTACGCAAGTTCAAGTTGATTTGATTTAAGGAAATAAAATGACTACATTGACTACAGATATCTCTTACGGAATGTTTAGCGAAGTTGGTAACTTAGCAGTTCATGGCGTTGTCGTTACTGCAATTACAATGAACCTGACATGGCCACAGACTTATAAGTGTCTCAACATGTTAGCGAAATCTGACTATAGCAAATTTGGTGAGGCGATGGACACCGAAGTTCGTGAGTGTGTCTATAATGCTTGTGGTTTTACTTCTAACTTTTATGGTGCTTAATATGATTACATACAAATTTTATGTTGGTAAAGATGTTTACGAATTCACCGCAGAATCTAAACTGAATGCGATGGAAATGTGTAATCGTCAAGTGATTGATAAGTTGGATTTGCATCCTATGGCTTGGTTTGATGCTGGTCAAAATGCATTTTCGTGTCAGTCTGGCAACTTTTTTGATTAAGGAAACAAAATGAAAATCGAAACAGCAATTGGTATTCTGAATAAAGAACGTGAATTTTTGGGTTTGGGTTTCTTGGAGTTGTTGCAAGATATCCAAAAAGAAGGTAAGATGATTTACTCCGAGCGAGTGATGGAAGCCTTTGAACGGTTCATGGTCGATGGTCGCAAGATGTTTGCCCCTGTTGCAGAATAACAACACTACCAAAAATAGTTGTTGACTTACCTACCCAACCTGTTAAACTAGAGTCTGTTGAGTTGATAAAGGAAATGAAATGATGACAGCGAACGAACAAACCCTCTGGGAAATCCAAGCATACGGTGCTAAGAAATCCGAAATCCTTGAGTCCGTTACGGATTCAATCAGTTTCAAATTTTCTGGTCCTGGCATGGTGATTGCAAGTTATCTTTCCGATGCACAGGAAATGATTGCATGTGGTAGTTCGAATGATGCACGGCAGTATATCAACATTGCCAAAATGTTGATGATGGAATTCAATTTAGGTTTTAAGGAATAAATATATGATGATAGTTATCCGCACTCAGTACCACGAAAATTATGGCGCACATGATTGGGATGGTGTGGGTGAGTGTCCTCAGTATTGGAAAGCAAAAGGCGGTTCAGAGTATAAGATACTTGACGTTCCGCTTAACATAGACTATAATGAGTTTGTGAAGTTTGCATTGAGTGGCATTGAAACTGATACGGATTACTCCAGTGAGTACATGATTGATTGGTCTATGGAAAGTGATGATTACCTTTCATGGTTTGAGAAATCTCAGTTACAGTTTGATGGTGCGATTGCACACAAAGAACCCGCAATGACGTATCAACAAGTTTTGGATAAACAAAAGGAACTAGCATGAGTAAGATGGGCGAGTTGGCTATGCAAATTGAAGAGTTGTACATACAAGGGTACAATGAATTCACGATTGCGACAATGCTTAATGTACCAGTAGAATTGGTAGACAATTTTGTTGCAAGTTTTATGGATGCAGAGTATAATGATGACATGGACGGAGATTTTGATTCCGCTATGGCTTCAGCAGGATATGGAACCGATGAGGATTACGGAAGTTATGGAGAGCCTGAATTTTAAATTGTCGAAAACAAAACCACGTAATATGGTAGCGAAGGACTTGCGTAGCCCTAAGTATCGTATGCGTGTGGTTGCAGACAAGCGTAAGAGAGAACCAAAGCATAAGGAACAATATGTATATTGATGGTATGGGTCCACGACAATCGATGGCTGTTGAAATTTTAGATACAGTTCGATTTGGTGGTCTTGATAAAATCAAAGGTGCTAATGGTTATGCCAAGAAAAAACTTGACAACGGTGATGCTTATGTGATACCATTTGGACTCAGTAAAAATATTTTTGGTGCTGTGGTAATTTCTGCTCCAAAAAGACTATATATTACATATAGAATTAATAAAAAAGAAAAGACTGTGCGAATGACTAACGCATGGGAAGTGAAACGATTCTTGGTGAAGCAATTCATTCAGAATATGTAAAGACCGTGCCATGTGATAGTGGCTACTGTGACCCGCAGGATGAGAAGTGAAATAATTAATCACGGGTGGTTCGGACAAGGGTTCACCTTTAGTAACATTGGTGAGAGAATCTGTCCCTACAGTAAGATGTAGCAGTTAAACCGAACTGGCGTTAGCAATACGACAACGGAACCTGTCGGGAAGCGGGTGGAGGCTGTGTGTGATGTGACTCTGGTACAAAGGAGAAGCTGATGCAGTATAATTACCGCCGAGGTTCGCAGAGCATTTTATGAATTGAGAAAAGGTTTGGATAATGATTAATGCGAATGAGAAAGAAATTTTATTGATTGCCCAGGAAGAATGTGCAGAAGTGACACAGGCAATCAGTAAGGTTTTTCGATTTGGATTACATGCACAACATAATGGCGCATCTAATCGTGAACGATTGACAGAAGAAGTTGGTGATTTATTTTGTATGATTCAATTGATGATTGAAACAGGTATTATTAATATTGATGAAGTAGATAACGCATCACGAAAGAAAAAAGAAAAACTCCAGAAATGGTCTAACATTTATACGAAAGAAACGGTACTCTAAAAT